TGAAGGCGTCATCTATCTCAACTGCGAGAACAAGCGCCTGCCCTTCAAGCCGGGAAAGCTTCAGTGCTACAACATCACCGATCCGTATCAGGTGTACGAAGGCATTGAGTACGCCACTAAGACTCCTGCCGTTCACACTGTCGTTATCGACACTCTTGATTTCCTCATGACGATGTTTGAGACCAACATCATCAAGAAGGCTGTCAACGGACAGAAGGCGTGGGGCGACTACTTCACGTACTTCCAAGAGCTCATGCAGGTGCACATCGCCAACAGCACCAAGCAGTTCATCATCCTGGCTCACTCGCACACTGTGCTTGATGAAGAAGCCATGATGAAGACGACTTCGGTTCCCGTGAAGGGAGCCCTCAGAAACCTCGGTGTGGAGAGCTTCTTCACGACTGTGGTTATGGCCAAGCAGGTGCCGTTGCGCATCGTTGAGCCATACAAGAACCCCATGCTTAATGTCAGTGAGGATGACAAAGAAAGGGGTGTCAAGTACGTCTTCCAGACTCGCATGACGAAAGAAAGTGCGGGCGAGAAGATTCGTTCCCCGCAGGACATGTGGACGAAGGATGAAACCTTCATCGACAACAACATTCAGTATGTCCTGGATCGTTTGGCTGATTACTACAAGTGAAGAGGTTCACATGACCAATCTGTTTGGCAACGCAGCTGCAGAGCTGCAAGGCGCTGAGAAGGAAAAGGACGTCCTTGGTGGACGCTCGCTCCTCCCGACCGGTGTCTATGACGGCACGCTCGATGTGGCGTACATCACCACATCGGAGAAGGGCGCGAAGGCGTTCAATCTGGTGCTCGACATCGGTGGCAAGAAGGTCCGTGAGACCGTCTATGTCACCAATCGTGAGGGTGGTGTCACCTACACGAAGGATGGCAAGAAGTTCCCGCTCCCGGGTTACTCGCTGATCAATGCGCTGGCGAAGCTCACTGTCGGCAAGGAAATCCCGCAGCTCGCTTTCGAGAAGAAGCTGGTCAAGGTCTACGACTACGACCAGAAGAAGGAAGTGGCGAAGGAGATGGACGTTGCCGTTGAGCTGAGCGGTCAGCTTGTCAAGGTCGGCATCGAGTTCCATCGTGAGAACAAGCGTGCGAAGGATCAGGCTGGCAACTACGTCGCCACCTCTGAAGTGCGTGAGTTCAACACGATCACTCGCGTGTTCCACACGCAGACGAAGCAGACGGCAGCTGAGTACAACACTCAGGCTCCGGCTGAGTTCTACGATGCGTGGGTCAAGGAGTTCACCGGCAAGGTGATCGACAAGACGGCCAAGGGTCCGGTGGCTCCGGCTGCTGGTCCCACTGCAGCAACTCCTGCTGCGGGTGGCAAGCCTTCGCTGTTCGGCGGAGGCTAATCCATGAAGATCACCCTGGACGAGGCAACGCTGTCCAAGGCCGTGATCAACCATCTGCGGGATATCGGCGTCAATTCCGATATCCTGCGGGTGGAGTTTCGCTACACACGTGTACCGTACACCGTGTTCGCGGAAGTGGAACTGGCCGACGCCACGTTGGCGAAGCCGGCGAAGGTTCGTGTCCCGATTCAGCTGTCAGTCGACCATGCGGAAGACGCTCAGCCTGTCGAGATGACGTCCATCGTCGATCCTGACAATCTGCCACCACTCGAGGAAACTACCGAAGAAGCACCGCGCCCTGAAACGCCTGCAGCACCACTGTTTGGCGGTGGTTGATGTGGGCGTATCTCGGGAGGGCCGTGCTGGTTTCCGTGGCTACAACTGTGGTACGAGTCCTTGTGACACATTCGTTCCGCAAGAAAAAATAGTCACTACCGGCTTCATAACCCGGCAGGAAAGCCGTGATACGGTTTTTGTCCTACTACGTCGTGGACCCTGACCCAAAACGCAACACGTAGAGCCGGAACGGGAGCCTTAACTCCTACTCCTGGTAGCCGGCAAACAGACGCAAATCTAGCTAGTCTGAGAGATGGGGCCGAAAGGCCCCTTCCCTTAATTCCCAAATCCCCAGGAGTTTGCAAGAGTGTGTCTTCCCCAGTGGAGGACATTAAGGTGAAATTCCAACTCATCGACGAGTACGATGACGTGCTCGAACTCTGGCCTGACTTTCAAGCGCAGCATGACAATGCCGATAAGATCCCTGGGGAAGACCACACTTATTGGTTACTGCAGCATGAAGGTCGCAACATCGGGCTCACCTCTGCGGTGTATCGGCCTGAAAAAGGCTATGTTTTCCTGAGTTATGCGATTATCATCCCCGACTGCAAGATCAAGGGTCTGCAGCGGAAGATGATTCAACATCGCTTACGCTGGGCCAAGAGACAAGGGGCGTTCTACGCCGTGACCTACACTCTGCTGAAGAACTATCCGAGCATGATCAATCTTCTCCGCTGTGGTTTCCGCCTTGCGCATGAACCACGTGGCTGGGGAAGTCTCGGGCAAGATGTTCACTACTTCGAGAAGCAACTCATTTGAGGTTCTATGACGGCGAAAGCTAAGACAACGAAAGCGAAGAAGACTTCCGCTCTTTCCCTGGATGATCTCGACAAGCAGTACAACCCAAACGTCATCATTCCTGCACGCATTCGTGCTGGACTGGCGAAGCTGGGTGACCATGCGATGACGCCGATGAACTTCCAGTACGAAGCGAACGTCACGACTGTGCAGCTTGCGCAATTCGCTGAGATGTTCGAGAAGCATCAGGTCATCATTCGTGATGGCGGCAAGCCAAAGACGCTCTGGTGCGGTACTGAAGCCTTTGCACGCAAAGTGCGAGAGAGACTCGGCATATGACCAAACTTACCTTGGACGACGTTGATCGTCAGTTCAATCCGGCCTACGAGATTCAGACGCCTCACACGGTGTTGTCTCGTGAACTTCGTCCAGGGTGCAGCAGGTTCATCATCACTGCAGCACAGAATGGTACCCCGGTGCACAGCGCCTTCTGGAGATCCCTGAAAGTTGCTGCCGAGTATCTGCAGGCTGAGATCCTCGTGATCCCACTGCGGTACAAGAACCCCACCAGCTTCTGGTCAGGCAGCCAGACCAATGCTGAGTGGTGGGCTCCTGAAGTGCGGGACTATCTGTGGAACATCCGCCACAAGTTCAGCAACAAGCTCACGCTTTTGGCTGACCTCAAGATTCAGCCAACTGCTGAAACGCCACTGACCGGTGCTGATGCCATTTCACATGCTGCATCGGGAATCATCGGGCATACCAAGGTTCAGCTGAAGTGCATCGCTACGCCGTCTGCCTCAATGGCCAAGATCCTGACAACCACAGGTGCTTGTACGGTTGAGAACTACACGGACTCTCGAGCTGGCCGTATTGGTGCATTCCACCATTCTCTGTCTGCGTTGATCGTTGAGTTGGATGGCAGCAAGTTCTACATGCGCCACACCCACTTCGACAGCAAGACAGGCGGCTGTATCGACTTAGATACATGGTTCGGTCCCAGCGGTTTCCGCAATGCCCCCCGTCCTTTGGCCTTGGTCATGGGCGATACTCATGTCGACTCAATCTGTCCCAAGGTGACACAAGCGACTTTCGGCAAGGGTGGCATGCTCGAAACACTCAAGCCAAAGCATCTGATCTGGCACGACCTCCTCGATTCCTACAGCTGCAACCCACATCACAAAGGCAATCCGTTCAACGTGATTGCCAAGCGCAGCAAGAATGCTGACAACGTTCGGGCTGAGATGACTCGAGCCATCGACTTCATCTTCAAGCACACTCCCGAAGACGTCACTTCAGTGATCGTTGGCAGCAACCACAATGACTTCCTCCGTCGCTGGATCGTGAACGGCGACTGGAAGAACGATCCGGTGAACGCTGAGTTCTACCTCGAGACTGCCCTGGCAATGGTTCGTGGAACCAAACTGACTGAAAAGGGCACTGAGTACCCGGATCCGTTCATGTACTGGGCTGAGCAGGCAAACTTGCCCAACACCATCCTGCTGAACGATGACGACAGCTTTGAGCTGGGCGGAGTTGAGCTCGGCATGCATGGCAACCTTGGCCCCAATGGTGCACGTGGCAGCAGAGCCAACCTGAAGCGGATAGGCATCCGTTCGATCATTGGCCACAGCCATACCCCAGGCATCGACGAAGGCTGCTATCAGGCTGGTACGTCCACCAGGCTACGTCTGGAGTACAACAAGGGACCGTCCAGCTGGCTCAATGCTCATGTCCTTCTGCACGCAGATGGCAAGCGACAGTTGCTTGTTATTGTCGATGGTAAATACCGCCTATAACAGGTCAACCATGCTCAAGCTCTATAAGTCGGGGAAACACGTTGACCCGTTGAATCTGCGTCCTATGGATCTGGACATCAGAGACATCGCTCACAACC